GAAATTACGATCTGGCCTCGCTCGAAACCAAGATTCAATCATTCAAATCACTCACTGGGCTTAACGCTTGGATTGGTGAAATGAACCCTGTGCTGACTGCAATGCACAACAACAAACCTGACGACTACAACCGCTTCTATGCGTTCTGGAAAAAACAAGAGAAGGACATCCAAAATGGCACAACCTGAATACAAAGCAGGCAAAATTCAGTTGGTGCGAGGCGTTGATATTGATGACAATTTGAGCATCAGCTTTTGGTTCAACATCAGTGACCCTGATCTGAAGGCACGTCTGGACGCCTATTATCAAGCCACCAAGGACGATTTCAAGCAGCAGCCTGGTCTGGAGATACAGGTAAAGATCGGTGACACATTCCATCGTGTGGCCAGATCACGGCTCTGGCTGAATGACGGTGCTCCGCGGCAACAAGCTGCTGTGCCTGCCCCTGTCTATGCACCGCCGCCACCACCGCCACCACCGGCACCGCCGCCGCATACAAGCGTGCCAGATGCACCGCCGCCACCGGCTGGCTATGAGGAAACTAAGAATGGCTACTAGCGCTCTACTGACGGTCAGAGAGGCGTGTGATGCACTATTCGGTGAAGGCTACAGCGAGGCCAGCCGGAAGCGCGTCAGGCGCTGGATACAAGACGGCCAGATCAAGGCCATTCAAGACGGTTCACGGTGGTTCATACCGCGTTCTGAAATTGTTAAATTAGGTGGGATTGATGAACAAACACAAAGCAGCATGGACGCCTGAGAAGCGTGCCGCGCAGAGTAAAAGGATGAAACGCATATGGGCAGCAAGACGCCAGAAGGTGAGCATTGAACCGCCACCCAGGAACTGGGTGCAAAGAATCTGGGATGTGATGAGAGGGGCGCGCTAGCGCCCCTTTCTTTTATCCGAATATTGCACTGGCAGCCGCAGACCGCGCCTTTTCTTGCTTTGCCTCATTCTTGGAATAGTGACCATACTGGCGATATGTAAATGACGGATTGCTGTGGCCCATCAAAGCTGCAACCTCTGCCCAATCCTCACCCAAGGCAGACAGTTGGACACTTGCAAAAAAGTGTCTCATGTCACCCCAGACCATGCGCTCGATACCGGCACGCTTTGATGCGCGTTCAATCAATTCACGCAGTGTCTTTTTTTGCTTTGGCAATCCAGCGGCTGTGGCGAACACCAGATCGTCATCGCTCGTATGGCGGCTTTGCATCTTTAGTTCACGCAGTAATTGCATTGTCTCGCTTGGCACAGGAATCGTGCGAAACCCGCGCTTTGTTTTTGGCTCACCAATAACACTGCTTTCTGTTTTGACAGCCTGTTCAATCCTAATCGCGCTTTCTTTAAAATCTACACAACGCCACGGCAGCGCACGCAGTTCACCCTGACGTATACCAGACGACAATGCTGTCAACACCATAGCGCGGCTTGTCAATGTTTCACCATCCAAGCCCTTTGTCACAAGTTGCTGAACAGTACCAGGCTGAATCTTTGGCGCACGATCTGCAATGTCTGTCGCCAGCCCAAAAGACACTTTGTCTAACGGATTAAGATCAACCCATCCCTTCGCTTGACAGTAGTTGAAAAATGACTTGAGCGCCTTGATACGCTGTTCCGCAAGCGATTTGCTTTTGCCTTCAGCTTTTATCTCGCGCTTAAAAGTCGCCGCCAATTCATCTTTGTTGGCCTTTGTAACCAGCTTGTCCAAAGCATGCTTGCCAAACATCTTGCCATCAATACGGATGGCCAAGGAGAAATCTATTGAACGCTTTACACCCTTGTAATGTGAAAGGCTGATTTCTTCATCATCAACACGGCGCGTCTGTGATTCTAAAAATGCAGCAGCAGCGTCAGCGCATTTTGATATCTGCAACGGCTGGGCAATCATGCCAGTTAAAAATCTGGCCTTCAGCATTTCCGCTTCTGCAAGAGCCGCATCCCTCGTTGCAAAATTTCCATGGTTGACACTTAAGCCCACACGGGATGCGTTGATTACATAGTGGCCACGCTTTTCCCAAAATTTTACCGATAAATCCTTCATTGCCTTGCTCCCATTTGATATCTCAATGAGAGTATATTGACATAAAAAGTCAAACCCTGCAAACAAAACTATAACAAACCTATAACAAAACAAAAAAACAGCCCCCAGCCGTTCACGGCCGAGGGACTGTATTTGAGGCTATACTTGGGTTTGGGGTGGTGGAGCCAGACGGGATCGAACCGACGACCTCCTGCTTGCAAAGCACGATTTTAGCGGTTTTTGAACAACAAAATCGGCTGTTTCTGGGGCATTTTGGGATATGCTGGCAGGCGTTGGTAAGCACAAACCTATAACAAAACTATAACAAATTATGCCCTTGCTTTACGCCTTTTTGCGAACGTCGCCACGTTGGTCGGCTTGCCACCCACACCCTGCTTTTTAGACCGCTTGCGTGACACAGCAGACTTGATCTGCGACTTGCTCATGCGCCCTGCTTTTGCGCTTGGAACGCATTTTGGATAGCCACGCTTGTTACGCTCTGAAGAGGTGCGGCCACACTTCTTGTAGCCGCCACCCTTTTTTGGTGCGCTGATATCAACCCAGTCTTCTTTGAACCATTTGGTCAGGCTCATGTCGGTTTCTTGCCCCTATATTTACCGCCGCGCTTTTTGTACTCCCGAACGATCCAGGCTGATGAATATGCGCTGGGTGTTACCTTGAACTTACGTTTTGCCGCCGCCTTTACGCGCTTGTAAAGTTCAGGGTTTGTCGGTGTCGGCCCACTGGTGACAACCTTCTTTTTGGCCGGTGCCATCAGACGTAGGTTCGACGCATGCGACGGCGTGGTGCCATCTTCTTCTTTGCAGCCGCCCTTGTCGGTTTGCGCTTTGGCATCATCTTTGGCTTTTTCATATTTCCTGGCATTGCTTTCACCTTCCTTTTTTACGCATCGCCGCCCGATGCGCTTCTGTAAATGTCTTGCCGCCGCGCATCAGCTTACGCATCTCTGTCATGTGCTTGGCGGTGTGATTGGCGCTATGGCGCTTCAGCGCGGCCTGCTGCCGTGCCGTCAATTTCTTCATCTTCATGGATTATCTCCGTGACTTTTTACCGGCGCATTTCCAGCGCTTGCGTGACAGGCGCAATGGGCTGTTAGGATTGCGTGCAGCTTTCGGATGCTTCTTCATCTGACCGGCTGATCGGGCGCAATAGCTGTCACCCTTCGATGTGCCAGGGCGCACCCGTGGGCCACCACCCTTTGCCTTGCCAGCTTGTCCGTAAGACACTCGTTTGCCTGTGGCAGTGACCTTGACCTTGGCCTTGCCCTTGGCTGGCGCTTTTCTAGCCATCAGCCAGCGCTCTCATGCGCTTTACCAGTCGATCTGCGCGGTTGGTCACTTGCCCATACCACTTGGAATCAACCATCTCATCTGCCGCGCGATTCCAGTCTTTTGCATAAATACCAGATTTCATGCCAACAAACTTGGACAGACGCGGCCTGCCCATATTGAACATCATGTTTGCTAAAATGCGCTGACAGTCTTCTGGCAGATCATCAAAGTTCTCATACAAGATGCGGCACTCTCTCAGCGTAATCGCGATATCGTCTTCAAACACCTGATTGACGCGATCCTCGCTGACGGGTGTGCCAACAGGCTGACCATACTCTGGATCATCTTCTGTAATCAGATGACCGATTCCGTGCGTAGGCAGCGACAGGTGATCTAAATATATTTCATACTTGCAGCCCTCATCAGCCGCTATCTCTTCACGCAGCGCATCAATGTTCATGCCCGCCTCGTTTTCTTTTTTTTCTTCTTCTTGTTTAAGGCTGTGAAATCAGCGCGGGTGATTTTGGTGCGCGGCTTGGCAGCAGCAGCTAATTTTTTCTGCTTCGGAGAATACTTGCTAAATGGCATCACTTCTTACCTTTCACCTTGCCGACAACACCCTCAAGCATCCCGCCGCCAAAGTAGAAGGCCAGAATGGTCAGCATTGCCTCGCCCACATAAAAGTCATCAATCACTTGTTTGACATCAGAGATGTTTGTTTCGCCCATCAGGGTCATCACCAACACCAGCGCAAACGACGCCAAGAACGTGGCTGTGAACATTAGGGCTAGATACCGCTGGGCCACCTTGAAGGGTGCGTATGCGGCCATCGTGTCAATCTTTGCCTGCGCCTTAATGCGCTCCATTTCTTCATCAGAACTGTGGACATCATCTATCAAGTCCATGCCCTTCTTGATCACATCCCCGTTGCCAAGGATTGATGCTAAAACTCCCAGCATTATTTCTTATCTCCCATTTGAGTGAAGCCCATGTAGGCACCCACCACACCGCTAAGTGAGAGGTACAGCAACGGGCTAATTTCTTTGAGTAGGGCTATTCGGGCGTCTGGTATGAACGGCATGAACAGCAGGACTGTATAAACGCCCATGCCTATGAGCGCGTAGCGTGCTAGGCGTAGCTGCGCCAAGTGCTTGCGGCTCTTGTCTTCTGTTTCGCGTATCTCACGGGCGCGTTCAATCTCTGCGTCAGTGACCACGCCATCATTGTCAAGATCGTAGCGTTCAAACTCGCTCGACCTCTCCAGCTTTTTCTGAGCCATTTAGTTCCGCAAGATGTTTGCCAACATTTCGCGGCTCATCTCTGTGGTGTTGGCGCTGGCGGCTGGCACTGCCGCGCGCATAGCACGTCCACCAAGGCCAATGGCTTCTCGCGCTATCGGCACGCCGACTGGCGAATATGCTAAAGGCGAGGCTAGGGTGCCACCAATCACAAACGGATCGGCCTGTGTCAAAAGACTGCCTGATGTAACACCAGTTGCAATACGCGCAGCTTGCTGCCTTGCTGGTGTGCCACTATTAGCTGTTGTTTGCCCAATCACATCTTGTGCGGCTTGTGCAAGACGTTGCATGCGTGCTTCACCAGCAGCAAAATTGGACTTGTTCCTGCCCTTATCGCTGCGCTTTGCCGCTTGTAACAAATCGCCTGGTGTAAATGCCTCATCAGAAACACGGCGCACACCAGCCATTTCAACGATTTTGAAATTGCCATATGCTCTGTCAATGTTGTTTAAAACTGGCGCGAGATCAGGGTTTGTTCTTTGCAATTCAGCACTGAAGACATTGCGAATGTCAGTCAAAGCGTCAGCCTTTCTTGCCGCCAGTTCTGTGCCTTCACGCCTCAAACGCTCAATGTCACGACGCAAAAAAGTCTGTGCTTTTTTGATTTCTTCACCCGTCATTGCGCCGCCTTTAAATTTTTGAATTATGTAACGGCTGACACGACCATTTATATCTTTGGCAATGTCCTCTGATAAATCTTTGGTGATCGTGTCCAATTCGCTTGCAAGAGGCAAAACATTGTCAATTTTCATTTTGCCCAAAGTTCGCCGGTATTGAGTGGATAACAAGCGATTGCCAAACCCAACTAAAGCACGACCTTCTAAGTTTTTTGGAATTTTGACCCCTATGGGTGCCAAAGCCTCACTGACAGCCGCACGATTAAATCCTGCCGTTGCACGATCAAATGCGCCTCTGATTGCATCACCGATTACCGGCACATTGTCAGCAACACCTTCTTCTACTTTTTTGATCGCGGTTCCAAGCAGGCCAGAACCACCGACAGCTTGACCTGGCGTTACCGGCACGCCTTTGCGAATTAGTTCGCGTGCTGCCCCTGTAACTGCTGGTGCAACTCTGTCCACGACTGGCCCAGCGACTGCACTAACTGCGCCCGACGCTGCTGCGCTTGGCAGACGTTCT